TTGCCAAAGAACAGCACCCACTAAATTCAATGATGTTATTTGTCCTGTATACAGAAGAGCTGGCCTTTGCATAAAATGCAAAATAGACGCTGCCTCTTCTGTATCGTTAACATAAGCATAATCCTTAGTTATTAAAGCTAAAGCTTCTTGGCCCATATTAACAGTCAAAGGACTATCAATGGCATAGTTTAACAAGGGCTGCCTAACCTGCATTGGTGTATGAGTTTGGATATTTATTGGAACAGACATACCTAGATACCTAGACACATCACCAAACAATTTAGCTCCCAACGCAACAGAATTCATATACATTCCAATGCCAGGAAGAAAATGAAGGGACCCTGCAAAGTCACGTGCCTTATAAAAAGCATTAGCAACCTTACCTATCTTCTTTTCATTCTCCTCTCCAACTTGAGCTGTATAATCATTCGTATAAGCATAACCTTGTACATTTGGGTTAACCATTCTAGCAAAAATGGTGTAAGTTATTGTGCTAGCCACACCAGATACACTTGACAAAGGAACAGAGACATAGGGAAATAATGTGAATAAATCCACATCATTTTTACCTATTGTCATCCGATTCTTCACATGTGTAAAAGGAACGACTATAGTTGTTTCTTGCTGTGTATTAGCAGAAATTTGAAACCACCTATTCGAAAATGAATTGAAATACTTCTTATAAGTCGCTTGAAGTATAGTAGCCTGGGGAATCCAGCAAAATACTAAACGACCATAATGAAATAGAGTTCCATTCACTCTTACTGTAATTTCAATATCTGGACGAAAGAAGGAAATTTTATTCAACTTCTCTTGTAAAGCACCACCTGCTACTGTATAAAATATATCAGGAAATACAATAGGTGTAAATGCTGTACCCATAGTTTGGGCTGCTGTCCAATTATAAACTGCTACTATTACAGGTCTTGAAAGAAACATAGGCAGATCGACATTTGGCATTGAATTATAAATGACTAATTTGTCACTATCTTCAGCGACATGGATTTCTCCATCATCGAAAAAGGTAGTAACCTTTTCAGTCTTTTCAATATTCTCTGGATGTTCATCAGTTTGACATATAATGTCCCAACAGACATTATGTACATCCCACTTATGTTGCCTAATATCAGTGTCGATCCACTTATCACAATAACCACACCAATTTGATTCTCCATTTTGAGCTGTCATCAACAGCTCACTAATTAATCGATCAATATTGATTGGCACACGATCAGGACTTTCTTCAACCATATTAAGATGACGCATTAAACAATAACTTGCATTCGTACCAGACGAAAACAAGAGATCATCAATAATATCACCAAAATTAGTTTCATTTTCATAATACTCTGTAATATCTATCCCAGAGGGTGTATACTGACAAAGTATTTGAAAAATGTCCATATCAATTTGTGATGGCTGCAAACAATTGTAATATTTACAATAGTTACATTTACAACCACCAACGTGACTAAAAGAACAAAAGCACTCAATGCTATGTTCATCGAAATCACTACTAATTTGTGCCATAAAACCACCATTTTGAGGTCGAAAGCCCCGCTTTCGCATACGCTTCTTACCTCTGCGTATATCACGCTCATTAGTTTGAGCCTCATTTTCACCTCGTAACACATTTCCAGCTTGTTGACTAAGAGGGAGGAAGTGTAAGCTGCCACTTTCCTCACAATTGGTAGATAGATTTTCAACTTCACAGTTGGACCCGTAATGATTCAATAAAAGAACAGTACTACCATAGTTCTGTTTAAGATAATCATCACGTTTAAAATGGTCGGGATATTGCATTGACACTGCATAATCAAAAGAAAATAATTGACTTCTTTTGATAGAATAACCTGAACTACTAAGATAATCACAATATTTGGCAAATTTATTTCTAAATTGTTCAAACATTTCCTTATCATAGTTCACTAAATAATAAAGTGTCATATTAAACCTATTAAGTTGATCCTGCATATTATTTGGATCACTTTTACTCCAACGAGCAATTTCTTTAATTGTTTCCATATCTAACCGTGCTACATATTTACCTAGGTAAGTTTTATTCAAACTTTCACATTTGTAAACAGCATCAGTCAGAAATGTTAATTCATCCCGATTATAATGGTCCTTAATAATTTCAGCTTTTGTTGCCGATGTATATGTTATACCAATAGACCTCATTAGAGTCTGATAACTAGGCATAGTTATAAACTTAGCCACTGAATCATGTAATGAAACTAAGTTATCATCTCCAAAGAATTTGGCACGAACATATACATGAAACAAATCCAACTGAAATGGTGTCAACTTCAAAAAGGCATATCGAATAAGGAACATATTGGCTAGACAATTAATAATCGTGGTCAAAGCACAGCCTGATGGATTTCCTTGTCTAAACATGTATACCATATCATTAGATATATGTACACTATTAAAACAAGTCATAATCAACACCCGGCGTACCATTTTATTCTCATCGCTATCATCGTAGATGTTATTCAAAACATCCACAACAAATTCTCCCATTTGATGTGAAAGACTAGCATCATAATTACTATAATCACCATTAAGATACTTTTGGAATGTAAGAAGATTCCTCATCATTAAATCCCAATCATATCCATATGGATTGATGCCTATAGCCATTTCACCCAGAATAGAAGTAGTATGACAATGAGCTATAAAATAACCACAATACTTACGAGTTAATAAACTCAAATCCATAGGACCAACTTGAAAGAGTCTGGTTTTACCCAAACGTACTTTTTCTATTGGCCTAGTTTCATCTTTGAGTGTATCAACAAAATAAGTATCTTTA